GTCAAACAAAGGAAATTCAAATTGACCCAAAACACACAACTTGGACACGTAAGCAAGCTGAGTCACTTGATGCCTTACTTGAAGACCCAATGACGAACCAGGAACACTTTATGGAAATTAAGAAGAGTCCTTATAAGAAAATTAAGCCTACAATTGATAGGGATCCAAATGGGCCTGACGCTCAAATTCCTGGTATGAAGGACTTATGGGTTGCAATTGACAGACTAGCCGAAAGGGTTAAAGAGCTTAAAGACCAAAACTTACTTAACTTAGAATACTACCGTAAGAACCATTTGCTAATTGCCTTGCGCAAAGAGCAATTTGTGTTAAAGGGGACTCAAAAAGAGGAAATTAGGGCGCACACGTTTCAAACTGCCGCTATTCCTGACGCATGCTTGACGGCTGACACGGGTTACTTAATTGACCATTATCAAGAACTTAAGTATAAGAGTTTTCGTGCGGACCACTATAGAAATAGGTTTGGAGAAAAGTGGTATGCGGCCGAACAAGAAAAAATTGCAGAAGCACTATTGGCATATGACCCCGAGAATTCATGGGAATGGAAGGAAATTAGTCAGAATAAGATTGACTTGACTAATCCTAAACATGTGTATGAGATGTTGGAAATGTATGAGACATTGAAGGCTGATAGTTGGGATAGACTTGACTCGGACTTAAAGTTCTTACTTTGGGAACTTGAGACTTATATTGACAATACGCATTTTAGCGAAGATAGGTTTTGGATTTTAGTTAGGAAAATTGACAAAATTACTAATGAGAGAATTGGGGAAGAACTTCAATTAAAGTTTGGACTTAATTATTCTGCTAACTATATTAGTACAATTTATACGCAATCAATTTGTGAGAAAATTGCTAAAACCGCTCAGTTAATGCAAGATGAGTGGAATTGGCGCGATTATCCTGAGAAGTTTAAAACTTGCTCAACATGCGGGAAAAAGTATTTTAGAGACCAACGTAACTTTGTTAAGAAAGCTAACTCAAAAGATGGGTTAAGTGCGAGATGTAAGTACTGTGATAAGGAAATAAGAGATAAGAAAAAGAAGGAGGGGTAGAATGATATATAAGATAGAATGCGCGAGCAGCATAGAATTAATGGAAAGCGTTTTAAGAGAACTAAACTTACCTTATACAATTGAGGATAATGTTTTAAAAGTTGACTCCAATTTGTTAAAAAGAAATGAAGTTGACATTGAACAAGAAATGTTATTAGTATTAGCTTCAATTGATCATATGCAAAAAGGCGCAGATGAGGATGAGATAGATGAGTGATTTTGATAGTTTTTTAAATGGAGTTGAAAAAAGAGTACAACCTGTGCAGGCGCCAAAAGTAAAAATTATTGGAAAGAACTGCAGAAAATGTGGAGAATATTTTCAACAAGACATGTATGTTCCAAGTCAATCATTTTTCTTTCCTGACGGACATATAGATATTTGCCACAATTGTTTAGACAAATGGTTAGGAGATTGCACTGATTTACAAAAAGCAGATAAGTTTTGTCAGTATGCGGACTTACCTTTTAACACCAATGATTGGATGGTAATGGTTAACAATAATGGCGCGGGCATGTTTAGACTTTATGCTGTGCAAAACTGGGGTAAGAAGTACGACACTATTGACTGGAAACCAATTCACGATGAATGGAAAGAAATTCTCGCCGAAGGCGAAGAAAGAAAGCATATTACTGCTTTTAGTGAACAAGATTTACGTAATTTAAGAGAGTTCTGGGGAACAGGCTACTCTGATGAGCAATTGAAAAGATTTCAAGCGTTATATGATGATATAGAAAAAACTCAGTCAGTTACAACTGCAATTCAACGTGACGCTGCAAAGAAAATGAGTATGTTGTCATATCAAGTTGAAAAAGCTATTTGGGACGATGAGAGTAAAGGTTCGGATATTAAGGCCTTGATTGGGTCTTACAACGACCTTGCAAAAACAGCAGACTTCTCTTCAAAAACTGCAAGAAACGCAGGAGACTTTGAATCGGTTGGTGAGTTATGTGCTTATCTTGAGAAAAAAGGTTTTATGAATGAGTTTTATAATTGGAATGCGCAAGACCAAGTTGACTTAGTTATGAAAAATTTACAAAACTACACAAAGCGTATTGTAGTTGGGGAAACCAATATCGCAGAAGAACTTAACGAAAAATTAAATCAGATTCAAACAATGAATAAGTTAGAAGACTATGATGAAGATGATGATCGTTATGACAAATTGGTGGTAGACGATTCACTTGCTGACGAATTTAATGAAGAATTTGAGGTGGATGAATAATGACAGAAGCCACAGTTAGAACAAAAGTCAATCCAGAAGACTTACGTAATGGAATTTTTGTAGAAAAGGGTGTTATATTAAGTGAAGATAGAATTACAAAGCATTTTAAACTGTTTTCAAAATGGATTTCTTTTTTCACTGCTTATCCTGATTTATTTATTGATTTAATTACGCCAAAGGATTCACATTTTAAATTATTCCCTTACCAGAGAATATTCTTGCGCGCGAGTATGAGATATCGTTATCACTATTGTACTGCGCCCAGAGCCTTCGCAAAATCATTTTTATCAATTTTAGCGTTATATTTAAGATGCGTATTTTTACCTCGTTCTAAAGTATTTATTTGTGCTCCAGGTAAAGAGCAGGGTACAAAGATTGCTTTAGAAAAATTAACGGAGATTTGGGATAATTTTCCGTTACTTGCGGGAGAGGTATTTTCTAAAAACTTCACTGCTGACACGGTGCGTATTGTTTTTAAAAATGGTTCGGTATTTGATATCGTTGCGGCTCAAAATGCAACTCGTGGTGGTCGTAGACATGCCGGTATCATCGATGAGGTTCGTGACCACGATGGTGACGATCTAAACGCAATTGTATTACCACTGATGAATGTTAATAGAAGAACTGCAAATGGTTTATTAAACAATAATGAACCACATCAAGCACAAATATACATTACTTCTGCGGGAGCGAAAAATTCTTACGCATATGAAAGATTAAAAGAACTTATGTTACAATCTATAATTGCACCAGACCAAGCTTTTGTATGGGGCTGTGATTATAGGATTCCAGTATTATTTGGGTTAATACCTAAGAACTACGTACAAGAATTAAAAATGAGTGGAACATTTAAGGAAGATGACTTTGCTCGTGAGTATATGTCAATTTGGACAGGTGGTTCTGCAGACAGCTGGGTAACAACAGATATATTAGATAAACATAGGGTTGTTGTTAATACAGAAATGAAAAAGAATGACAATGCGCAAAAAGTTGGATACAATCCTGAACAATTCTACATTCTCAGTGTAGACGTAGGTAGGTTAGGATGCGACACTGTTTGTTGTGTTTTCAAAGTTTTACCTAGTATCAATGGTTTTGTTAAAAAACTTGTTAATTTAGAAGTCTTTCCTAGCAAATTGCATTTTGAACACCAAGCTGCAAGAATTAAGGAAATGGCAGAAGCTTATCAACCTAGAGAGATTGTAATTGACGGTAATGGTTTAGGTGTTGGTTTGATGGACTATATGATTCAATATAATCAGCATGATGTTACTAGACAAGTATATCCTCCAATGGGAGTAATTAATGATGAAGATTATTTAGCTAAACAGCCAAGAGATTGCGCGAAGCTAATATATGTTATTAAAGCTAATGCTACACTTCAAGGAGAAATTAATAGTATTACTTATTCAGAACTAATTAGTGGAAAAGTTCATTTCTTAATTTCTGAACAAAGAGCAAAAACTAAGTTACTAGCAACTAAAAAAGGAATGCTTATGTCTGTAGAACAAAGAATTAGACGACTAAAACCTTATACTTTAGAAACGTTATTAATTAACGAAATTCTCAATATGCGAATAAAAGATGGAAGCATCAATCAAAGAAATTTAGTATTAGAAAGAATTAATACAGGAATGAACAAAGATAAATTCAGTGCTTTTCAATATGGTTTGTATAGAATTAAAAGTTATGAAGCAGACTATATTAAGCAGAAAACTAGATCAAAAAGAAATTTAGCAGACTTTATGAGATTCGCAAGCCGAGGAGGTGAAAGATAAAAATGGAAGAACAAAACAAAATAGCACCTCGTGATTTTTCAAGTTTCAAAAAGGCTTTAGAAGACATTGCGGTAACTTCTTTAAATGAGCATCAAGCTCGTTGGAACAAAAAGAGTAAATCTTTAAGAAGAACTTCAACAGAGATTGATGATATTTTAGAGAAAGATAATGAAGTAGAATTAAGAGAGCTTTCTAGAACATATACAAATCTTAGTGGTTTATATAAGAGACTAATTGAATATATGTCTAACATGTTAACTTATGACACTTTAATAGTTCCTAAAATGGACTTTATAAAGGTACCTGAAAAAGACAAAGTGTTAAAAGCTTTAAATCTAGCTTGTTATTACGTGGATAATTTAAATTTAAAACACGAATTACCAAGAATATTCTCAATTGTTCTTACGGAAGGAGTTTATTATGGTTTCTTAAAAGAAGGAACTGATGGAAAGTCAATTTTCCAAGACCTTGCGCCAGAGTATTGTAGAACTAGATATAAATCAATCAATGGTTTACCTATTTTAGAATTCGATTTAACATATTTTATCACACTTGAAGGTGCGGCAGCAACTACTAATGTAGATGAATTAGGATTATATCCAAAATTCGTAAGAGACGCATTTAATCGTTATTTTAAAACTGTTACTACAACAAAAAATGGAAAAGCAATGGTTGATCGTAGCAAACTAGAAGAAGGAAGATGGTTAATTATTCCTGAATCATTAGGAGTAGTTTTCTATTATAAGGACACAAAACCTTTCTTCGCCAGTGTAATAAAATCTATTGAAGAATTAAATGAGTATAAAGGAATAGAACGTGCATTGGATAAACAAGAATTACAAAAAATCTTAATGCAAAAAATACCTACAGACTCTAAAGGAGAATTATTATTTACTTTAGAAGAAGCCGCAGAAATACACAAAGCTGCTGTTAAAATGTTAAGAAACAATCCTAACATTGACGTGTTCACTACTTTAGCAGATACAGAAATGTTGGAATTGCAAGATAGTAGTCAAACTAACAGAGACAATTTAGAAAAAATGGAGCGTTCAGTTTATAATGAAGCCGGTGTAAGTAAAAACTTATTCGCTTCTGATGGAACTGTAGCATTGGAATATTCACAAATTGCGGATTTTGCAATCGTGGATTCAATGGCTTCAATGTTCTCAGTATTCTTAACTTATCATGTGAACAGAAAATTTGCTGAAAAGAAATTTTTTCTTGAAGTAACCATACTACCAATAACACATTATAATCGAGAGAAAATGTTTGACTTATATTTGAAAGGCGCTCAATATGGTTATAGTAAATTTATGGCCGGAGTAGCCGCAGGTATCAAACAAAGTAACTTACTAAATCTAAATACGTTAGAAAATGACTTTTTAGACTTAGATAGTAAAA